AATTTTTGATAAAGTTCCTTTGTTGTCGTATCTTTTTATTCCAAGATCAACTGGTTTTAATTCAATTTTATTAACAGGTAAATACCTATGTTTGTTGCAAGCCATTAAAGCTAAGCCAGAACTAATAGACGCATCGTGTGTTGTTCTATTGTTTATATTAAATTTAGCCCAATCTTCTAGAGTTCTTTGAAAATATACGTCTCCATAACCCGTTTCTTTTAATCCTACAAAGTGCTCTATATAAGTTTCTATAGCAGAAGCGTGAGCTTGTTTTATATCTTCACTAGAATTAGGTATTCCACCTATCTCTCTTTCTGTTACAGATAATTTGTTTCTTTTTTTATCAGGTCTATTCATAGCAAAACCTCTATAACCTCTACGTTTAAAATAATAAAGTAATCTAGGTTTGTTGTTTTCTGCTAATATCGGCATACCGTAAAACACGCAAGCCATAAGTACGTCTTCAAAAAATATTTCAGCTGTTTGTGGACGAGCGATATATTCTAAGAAAAAATGATTTGGTGGAACTTCTTCCATGCTAAATTTAGTTAAACCGTGTAAAGCTCCATTAGAACCTTTACCGTCAACTGTACCTGATATATCATATGGATCGCAACCAAAAGCACCACAGTGCTCGTTACCAGGGTAATTAATTCCGTTCTTTATAAATCTTTTGTTTTGTAACTGTAATGGTGGCACCCATGTTATAAAAAATCTACCTTGCTTGCTTGGCGCAAATATTACTCTAGTATCTTTTTCTCCATTTTCCCATTGAAAATTACCTTGCGTAACTGATAGTGAATTTTTTAAATCTTCATTAAAATCTATTTGTTGGTAGATCTTAGTTAAATTAAATAAAGACATTTTAGATTCATCTCTAAACGCATGTTTAGTTGTGCGAGGAAATTGTCTATAAAATTCATTTAAACCATCTTGGTCGTTTTTAAGACCTTCTACTTCATTGTTCCAGTATTCAACAACCCCAATTTTGATTGGTGTTCCATCAGGTCCATACACTTTTTTTGATGGAGTTTCGAAGACAGGATAGCCATAAGAATCAATGTATCCCTCGTAATTCCATTCCATAGGAATGAACAAAGAATAGAGTCCTGAACGAGTTTGTCCATTGGCGTTTCTTTTTGTAACATCTGAGTCATTATATAATTTCTTAAAATTCCTACCTCCTTTATCTAAAGCGTTTGATGTTGATCCCATCATGCACTTACCTATAATTCTACTACCTAATCTAAGGGTGGTTTTCGTAACACGCCAGTTGTTGAGGATGTCGTTCGGCCTCTCCCACTTCCCTGATTCATCATGGACGAGGAGCCTGAGCTTCTCCCCATCGTAGGCATTATCACCGGTATTTTTCCAGTCGATCGTGGTGTCCAAGCCTTTGAGTTCCTGTTCCAAGGTTTCGTCTGTGGTCGCGGTGAGTTTTCTACGGGTAAACTTACTTGCTGGGACTCTGTAGGCAAGCTCGGTCTTTGGACGGTCCATTCCGTCCTGGGTCGGCTTGAAAAAGAAGGGGTAGTTAACTGATATGGGAACCACCTTATCGGTAAACATCTTCTTTGCGTCAGCCCCAGACTTCGATAATATTCCATATCGTGCATCAGAGGAGATGGTCGCCAAATTAACCACCTCTCCAGAGGCCATGAATGAGAAACCAGATCGACGGTTCTTAAGGTAACACATCCCATAGGATCGTATGTCTGCCTTACAAGCTTCCCAGAAAATGAAGAATAATCTATTTGACTCGCGAAAGTGTGCTGACCCAACGTCAATTTTACTCCACTGCAAGTACATGTAATGAGTACCAGTAACGTAAGTAGCAACGTCTTTGTTATAAAACCAAAAACCTTTCTCCCTACGGGTAAATTCATTATCGATGTAATCATACCATTTTTCTTTAAATTCTTGTGGATACTCTTTCCAGTCAAAAACTGTTTTTATTTTACTTAAAACTTTAGGGTATTCAAATTTAGACCATCTATTGTCTTTAAATTTATGTACGTCTTCAGCTTTAGGTAATGCTATTTTTAAATTCTGTATTTCGTATATATCTCCGATTTTACCAGTCTTAGATATAATAATCATATCATGATCTTCATTATATCCGTACTCCCATTTATTATACCTATTCATTCGTTTAAGAATTTTAGGTTTAATATAATCGGGTAATATTTTATATAAAGTTTGCTTATACATTATTTAGATCTTCCTTCAGCAAAACCACGAAATGTAGTTTCTTTTTTAACTTCTTTAGGTTTTTCTTCTAACATATCTTGTTCTTCATTAATACGATTAAGTATTTCAAAGGCATCAAATATGGCTAGCTTTTTTGTAGCTGCTGCATTTTTAAGTCTGTCAGCTGATATATCATCGTCTGAATCTACTATAGGTTCTTTTGCAACCTTAATTAATTCCTCAACTGCTACTTGCCCAGCTTGGATTATATTCAACTTCGTTTCCTTCGTTTTCATACTTTATAACAATATCATTTGATTTCATACAATATAGTCTTTCCTTTTCTACTAAAAACTCCCATTCACCATTAGGTGTATAACCTACTAGGTCACCAGGGTTGATTTTAAGCTTGTTTAAGGAACTATTGCCATATTTTAATATACCAATAAGACTTGCTTCTTTATCTAACGTTAGATTATCTTTGCTTTTTATAGGTTTTATAAAACACCTATCACCAAAACTATTCCAACCGTCAGAATTTTTATATAAATATATTTGATCAATAGCGCAAAAATAAAGATCATCTTTAAAATAAGATCTGCTTTTTTTCTTTTGACCTTTCATATCATAAAAAGTTCTAAATACATTTTGATGTATAACTATAACATCACCTTTTTTTACTTTTGTAGTAAAAGCCAAAGGTGTTTCAATAACTACAGCTAATCTATTTACAAATTTCCAGTTTTCTATTTTAGTATTAACAACTATATCAACACCACCTATTTTAACTGTATTATTATACTTATCCCCTAAGGGTTGTATAATAAAATCATATAAACTTTTCATTAATACTCTAAATCATATTCAACTGATATTGCCATGTTAGAATTAAATTTTTTCCATGGCAATACCTCGTTGTTTTTTTTGATGTATATATTATAAGAATTGTCAGCATCTTCAAATAGTATATGAGAAATTTCATGACCACCATAAACTTGTTGACCAACAGCGTAATGCATTGCGTCATTTTTATAGTCTGATCCAATGCTAATTTTTCTAATATTATTCTGCATCTTCTTTTTCGATGTCTGTGTAACTTCCATCTTGTAGATTGATGTTAATTTGACCGTACTCTTCTTCTAATTCTTTTTTAGTAGAATCAATTTCTTTACTTAAAACTTCAATTTCTTTTGATACATTACTTTTTTGTACCTCAAGAACACCTACTGTTCTAAGCATTTCATTTAATTTACCTTGTTGTTCTTGCAATAATTTTAACTGTTCTTCAGTGATCATTGCTTTTACTGTTTCTTCTGCTTTTTTCATTTAATTTAATTTAATTGTTAATTTACTCTTAGTTATATAGTTACTTGTATATTACTTATTTACATACAATAATATCAGCTTCAGTTACACCAGCACCTAGCGCTGTTATAAAATCTACAGCTACTGGTAAAAATGATCCAGCTTGTACGCTTTCAAAAGTTATTGCTTGCGCAGCAACTGGCACGCCATCGTTTACAGCTGTTATAACTGCTTTAGCATCTACAGCTCCAACAGCTCTACCTGCTTCAACTACTGTTATTATATCTCCTGGGTTATAACCAGATCCAGCAGCTACAATAGCTAAAGATTGTATAACACCGCCTGCTTGAGTTATAGCTACAGTTAAACCTTGAGCCATATTGTTAGAACACGTCGTGGTAGCTGTTATAGTTGTATATAAAGTACCACCAGAACTTAAGCTTAATGTTCTAGCAGAAGCTAAACTTGTTCCAGCTACAATAACGTTTACGTTACCTGTAACACCCATGTATAATACAGAACTGTTTAAGTTATTACCTAAAACACCTGTTTGGTTTTCAAAAATCCAAGCTGGTTTACCATCTGGAGTTCCTACTAAACCTGTTGAACGCATTGCTTTACCAGCTATACCATCACT